ACAATAACCTTACCACCCGTAGAAAGTGATGCCATACACGCAGACCAAAAATCATTATCCGCTTCTATGAACGCAGCTTCATCGAAAATCAAAATTGTGGGAGTATAACCTCTCAGGGCATCCTTGGAGGTTGCAACAGCCTTTACCTCACAATCGTTAGTTAATTTGAAATGTCTTTGAGAATTTTTTTCTGCAGAGAACCCTACACCAACCCAAGATGGCCACTGTTCAGTAAAACCTCTTACTTTATTTGCAAACTCAACTGACGTATCAAGTTTATTTGCAATAATCAATATTTTTTCTGGTTTTTGTTTTTTTGCAAACACTAACTTTTTTGAGGCCCACGCAGCAGTAACTGTTGACACACCAGCCTGACGGTATTTTAACGCAATATTTTCATTAAACTTATCGTAATCCTCAATTAAAGAGACTTGGTCAGGAAATAAATCTAATGGGACATACTTTGAAACAGTATTATCATAAGTCTGTAGATATGTTTTCAAGGCATAAGGTGTACTCCTTATACATTTTGTAACCTCTATGATTAATTGTTCTTTTGTCACAAATCTTATTTAGGCCTTGTTATTCCCAAGCTCCCTAAAAAGTCATCCAAATCTTCATCATCACCACCCCTATCTTCATCAGATTTTTCTTGTTTGTAACTATCGTATTCTGCTTTCAATTCCGCAGCTTTTTTAACAAGCTCTTCAAATTTCTTTGTGGCAATTTTATTTTTAGCTTTGTCATCAGAAATAACATTACCAATAATTTCTGATAAAAATTCTCTAGCAGGAACTTGATATAGTTCAATTTCGAACCAATTTATCAAATCTTTATTTTCCTCGTCAAATAATTGGTCGGGGAGTAAACTTCTAAATCTCTCGATTATTTCGGGTCCTATTCTTAATTGCATAGGTTCGTTAGAAAGTATATCAACAGCCTTTTTAACTTTTTCCCTAACATCAGGGTTTTGAGATTGACTGAAACGTGCGTTTGCACCTTTTATGCCCTTCACTAACTCATGTGATAAGATTGGAAATATCAATCCGTCCGCAATGATTTTTGTATCAGGACGCTCTTCACCTTCACCCTCTCCACCTTCATCAGCATCATCTAATTCGACTTTACCTGCAACACCTTCTCCTGTTTGACTCATCATTTCAATCATTTGTTCTTGTGTAAAATATAACAAATCATTTACCGCCATAATTCCTAAGTAAGCCGGAAAAAGTCTCGGGTCAATTCTGTCTAATTCACTCTTAACTTCAGGCTTTTGGAAAAGGTAATGTGCCTTTTTAGCATATCCCTGAACCATAGCATTTACAATATTTCTTTTGTGCTTTTCTAATTCAATTTCTTCTTGAGGTGTCAATTCATCGATGTCGAAAGACGGAAATTGTAGTTCTTCATCTTCTTTCTCATCCTCTTCTTCCTCTTCGGGTTCATACTGAAAATTAGAAACATCGATTGGTTGTCTATTCAACCTTGCAACAATTTGAAATCTATCATCAGGGGTTCCAGTATCATCTAATGCGCTTTTGATTGCTAAATTTTCTAACTCATCTTTGTGTCTGTTTTCAATTCCAACAATCATAGGAATTTTACTCATTTCTTCGTTGAATATTCTACCTATCATCGGAGGTGTTAACTTTTCCAACCCTCTTACCTGTCTCAACTTGTCAACAACTTTTTTGAATCTCGAAGTAACTAATCTTTGTACATCCTCCGCACCTTTTTTCATTGCAGGGTTTGTTGCATAAAGTCCTTCGGGACTTCTTAATTTTCTTTCTAAATTTGGGTCCATCCTTTCAGGATAATCACCATAATTGATTTGCTCTTTTAAATTTTTTTTCATTTGTTCAGAATATTCATTATAGCATCAATAACTTTATTTTTTGCAGTCTCAGGTGAAACAGCCTTGGGGGCCTCTTTTTCACCTGGATGAGGATTTTGTCCAGGACTTTTTGGTTTCGTAGGTGTTCCAGGTTTTGTTGCTGGTTTCTTTGGTTTTGGAGGTGCAACTGCCGGTTGATTTTCTTGAAGATGTTTCATAAGGTCTGCCTTTGTAATTCTCGGAGGGATATGTTTTTCAACAATTCGAATAATTTCGTTTTCCAAGAACAAATGTATTGGATTTTTTCCTTCTTTCAAAGATTTTTCAACATCTGTCTTACATCTTTCATATTTTTTTTCTTGAGATTTTGTCCACTCACTCCTTTTTGTTGTTCCAAACTCTTTACCAAGTTGTGCAGTGCAAATTGCGAAAGGATTTTTTTTGATGGCTTCTGTCATTCCTACCGATGAAAGGTTTTTATTTTTTGGATTTGTATCATCATCCATACCATCATTTGTCTCATCACTTTGGTCATCTGCAGGTAATTGTCCAGTCACTTTTTGTGTCAAGTCTTGTTGGACCAAATCAGTATCATCGTCCTCTTTCATTTCCTCAGTTGTAATTTCACCCGAACCAGTTGTACTCATAGTAATTTTTTTCGTTGACGGGTCAACGTGTATACCTTTTTGAGCTAGTTTTTGTTGGTCGGTACTTGAAGCCGGGTCATAAGTTACATTCGTAACAGTTTTTTTAATTTCCTCACTGATAAGTTTTTTATGTAAAATGTTTATCTGTGACTCTGTTAATTTTGACACCGTTTTAGCGGATAACCCTTTTTCAATTAATTCGTAAGCTTTTATATTATTTTTCATATACAACTTTCTTTTCAAATTCTAAAACCAAATCTCTATCATAGAGTTTGTCTTTTATTTCTTGTTCAGATTGACCGAATCTAAAAACAAGTCTCTTTTTATTTTCTTCATCACTTTCCCACGCTAAAGCAACGACGTCATCAATAGCATCTACCATGGAAAAAAAATCGGAGTTCTGAATCAATTCCAATTTTATAATTGTATTTCTCAGAACTCCTACCTTCTTAATATATTTCAGTTCGGGAGGATTTGGATATCCATTAGATGGTTTACTTTCCCAAGATTCTCCCCACACATCCAGTTCATCTGAAAAGATAAATTCGTAAAGGTTATCTCCCTTATAATTGGGACCTAATCCATTAACGAATATCAAATAACTCATATTACAAGTCCTTCAGGTGAAATTTTTACTTGTTTATCTTGATTTTCGAATACTAAATTTTTCTTATTGGTTTTTCCAATTAGTTTGAAATCTGAATTTTCTTCCAAAAATTTCTTAACAGACAATTCTTGTTCAATAGTTTCAGTTAATTTGATGACGTTTTTCATTATTTTTTTTATCTCTTCTTTTTTCATCAAATTTTTTTGTTCATTTTTTTCTTTAGTTTCCAAAATCTCTTTTTTTGAAAATTCAAAATATTTTGATAAAACTTTATCAATTTTTGATTCTTTATAAACATTATTAAGAATCATACCGTGGTCTTCTTTCATTTCTTCACCTGCTTGGAAGTCACTTCCTTGTTCTACAGGTACATCCATGTCTGTCTGTATTTTTTCAACTTCAGTATCACTAGTGATGTCTTCATCTGAAGGCATTTCCTCTCTGCTTTCAGCATCTTCAAATTTTGACAAAATATCTTCTTTATCTTCAGAAGTAAGATTCTTTAAATCTAATGCAGATAAAACCATGTTTATGACATATTTGATATCTTCAGAAGTCATTCCATCTTTATTATCTAAAACTCTAATTTTCTGTGTCAATTTACCTGTAAGTTTCTGAATCGTTTTGAAGGAAACCATTTCATCTTCAACATCTGTCGTTGCTGGTTCTTCTACCTCTGTATCAACTGTATCGGTCTCAACGTCTACAGTGTCTGTAGGCATTTCATCACCCATAGTAGGTATTTCAATATCATTCATATCACCATCAGCAGAATCTAATGGAGATGGAGGAAGTTCAGCTTGTGGAACCGCAGGTGGTTCTTGTGCTGGTTCGTCCTCAGGTTCGTCCATTTCAGGTTCAACTGGTTTTGGAGTTTTAAGAACAAATTTTTTCTGCTCACCGAAAAGATTAATTTCTTCAGTGTTTTCAGTTATTCTGTTAATTTCTTTAGCTAAAAGATTCAATCTTTTGAAAGCTTGTGAATATGATGAATAATATTTTCTGTTCTTCATCGGTTCAATATAATCAGTTGTGGATTCACTAATTGTTTTTTTGATTATATATCCAGATTTTTCTCTCACAATTTGGTATTCATTACCATCAGAGAGGGTAACTTGATATTCAGATTTGGAATTTTCATTAAGATTCAAAGGAGTTGACTCCTTAAATCTTGCAATTTCCATAATTCTTTTTAACTTATCCTCACCTGTGAGTTTTTCGCTGCCAATTGGTTTTAAAGATGACATATTATTTTTTTAATTTTAATTGTTTAATCCATTAAATCCACCTAAGGTAACAGCATTCATTTGTACGGCTACGGTTTCTGTTCCGCCAGAAGTTGTAGGGTATGAGGGATGAGGAACATTTCCTATTGAAGGTACCCACGTACCCCCACTGAAAGTTCCAAACATCTCATTTGTATACTCATAAAAGGTATTGACTGAAAATCCTGTTGTGGACATATAATTTTTCTTTATAAATATATTGTTTTTGAGAAATAATCTAATTATCTCAAGGGAGGACTTTTGACCTCAGCTCCACTATCATAACCCGATAAAACTTTTCCAACTAGTCCACCCGTACCCCAAACCTCTAAAGAAGGACACTTTGCGATTTCTGATGCACCAATATCGTTGATTAAACCATTTATAATGCAATTATATTTTCCATTAGTTAGTGTTTTCAAAGTTGCGTACATCCCGTCATCCAAGGACTGATAATTCTGAACCCCAACAGAATTGAAATCAGTAGAATCATTCAATTTGTGAGTTGTGTTAAATGGATTATATTGTCCCGATTTACCTTCAGCTTGTCTCCAAGCTAGTAGAAATTTTAAATTTTCATTTGTGACGGGAGCACCAAGTTTTTTCAACATCAATTCATAAAATTCTTGGTCAGACGAACGGTCCAATCCAAATTCTCTCTCATATTGTATATTTTGTAGTTGTGAATCTTTGAAATCTTTTGATACTAATGTGGCAATAAGATATTTTAAATCCTGAGTGCTGAAAATACCATTTACGGGTTGTCCGTTGGATGACTGAAATTTTTCAGTTGCCGCTTTTGTCTCAGGACCGAATTTACCGTCTACACCAAATCTTGGTAGGGAAAATCCTAAATATTGTAAGCCCGTCTGAATTAATTCAACCTCAGGTTCATAAGGAATTTTCTGTCCAGGTGTAAATTCAAACATGAGATTATTATCAACCAAATCCATTAGTGATTTCAAAAATTTCGAGTCACTAACAATATCTATTGGTGTCAGAGGTGCAAAATCCTCTTTAACTAAATTCTCTACGGAAAGCTCTTTGTTTACTATATCTTTAGCGGTATCAAATAGTTTTTCTATATGTCCTGACCTTCTCAAAAATTTAAAAACTAAGTTCTCATAAGAAAATTCTCCTTCTTTTTCCAAACCTGATTGTCTATAGTTTTTAATCTTTTCTCTTAGTTCTTTCAATTTTTCAACATCATCAAGGGTTTCAGATTTTTCAACCGCATCATCAATTTTATCCACCCAAGTTTTAATTTTGGTTTTCAAAACTTCATAATTAATATTCTTATGTGTTTTTTTGGGAATGCTAATCCAATCATTTTCCAAAATGGAATAAACACCATCACTGTGTGGAGATTCACTAGATTTTTGAGGATAAACCTCAACATCATAACCAAAAATTTTTATATCATATTTTTGGTTGAATACCTTTTTTTTCAAATCAAATAACTCAGTGTATAACTCTTCTTGTTTCCCGTATCTGTCAAAATCTATTACAACATGTAAATCGAAATCAGAAAATTCAGACCAGTTGAAGTTTGTAAGGGACCCCATTAAATGAACATCTTCAACAAAAACATCATCACCTAAGTTTTCTACAAATTTTTCTGCTATTTTTTCTAACGCTTCACGAACAACAGGTTTCAATTTAGCATCCTTGGCGGATTCAGGATTTTCCCATATTTTGGGATTTAAGGTATTTTGTACTGAAAAGCTCGATAATATTTTTTTTATTTTACTCATCAGTAATAAATACTTTGAACCTCAGAGTTTTTTGTATTTAAACTTTTTTGAAATATCCGTTGTGAAGAACTTACCTTGAGATTCAGCCATTCTAAATTTTACATAGATTTGATGAGGAACATCGTCATATTCGTATTTTGTATTATTGTTGAATTCAACGACTAATTTTTTTGTTTCGGTATCGTACTCGGCTCTTTTGATATTGGATGATTTAACCTCGTTGATGATTTTCGTTCCTTCAATTATTTCTCTTGTAATTGCCATAAAATTGGATTGTTTCCCATAAATATAAAAAAACCCTCACATTTGTGAGGGCTTTTTCATGGTAAATCATAGGAGACTTATTCTTTTCTTTTCTTGTTTTTTGAAGTTTGGTACAAAAACTGTTAATAGACCATCTTCAATTGTCGCTTCGATTTGAGATGAATCATAGTTTTCACCAATTTTGAATTTTTTAGAAATTGTTTTTTGTTTTTCTTCTCCATTCAATTTATATGTTCTTTTACCATTAATGAATAAATTACCATCTTCCATTTCAACTTTCAAATTTGATTTGTTGAATCCTGATGCTTCGAAGAAAAGGTATGCCCCATCTTTCGTATAATTTATTTCATAATTTTCATCAACTTCAGGTCCTTTGTAAAAAGTACTACTGAAATTGTAATTTGTTGGAGTTTCAAATACTCTTTTTAAAATCTCGTTTAAATCGTTTCCGTAAATCATAGTTTTTGTTTTTAAATTTTATTATTTATTTTTGGATTACTCAAGTTTTATGCCGTAAGAAGTCTAATGACAAAAATATTCCTTGTAACATATAAAATAGACATATTGTCAGTTATAAAAAAAATAAATGTCAATTTGACAAAAAATTTGGTGATGTCCAAAAATTGATACACATTTGTAAAAATTAATACTATGAATCACGACTTAATGGATGATGACGACAAAATGATGAGTAAAAAACAAAAAAACTCTAATGACAGTAATACTCCTGTCTTAGATAATTTCAGTAGAGATTTAAATAGATTAGCCGAACAAGGAAAGTTAGACCCTGTCATCGGAAGAGATAGAGAAATTCTCAGAATTGCACAAATTTTATCTCGTAGGAAGAAGAACAACCCAATTATCGTAGGTGAACCTGGATGTGGTAAAACTGCAATCATAGAGGGTTTAGCCATGAAGATTGTAAGTGGAGAATGTCCCAGAAATTTACTTGATAAAAGAATTGTAAATTTGGATTTGACTTCAGTAGTAGCGGGTACAAAATATAGAGGACAATTTGAAGAAAGAATGAAAGTTATAATCGAGGAACTTCAAAGTAACCCTAACATCATAGTTTTTATCGATGAGATTCATACTTTAGTTGGTTCGGGTAATTCTGCCGGTGCGATGGATGGGTCAAATATTTTCAAACCAGCACTCTCAAGGGGTGAAATTCAGGTAGTTGGTGCAACTACTTTAGATGAATTTAGAAAAAACATAGAAAAGGACGGTGCTTTGGAGAGAAGATTTCAAAAAGTTATGGTTGAACCTTCATCAGTTGTAGAAACAATCGAAATCCTCAAAAATTTAAGGTCCAAGTATGAATCCTATCACAAAGTAAAATACTCTGATGAAGTCATCGAAGCCTGTGTAAAATTGGCTGAAAGATATATCACAGACAGAGAATTTCCTGACAAAGCTTTTGATATTCTTGATGAGGTTGGTGCTCGTATGCAAACGGAGATGAAAGTCCCTGAAATCATCGATGAATTAAAAAAGAAGGCGGCAGAAATCAAACAACAAAAAATTGATGTTGTAAAAAAACAAAACTATGAACAAGCCGCACAGTTGAGAGACAAAGAAAAAAAATTATTGGACAAATTAGACGCTGAGAAAGTAAAGTTCCAAGACGAAATGGATAAACAAAAAAAAGTAATCAGCTTAGAAAATGTTTATGATGTGGTGTCGAACATGACCAAAATTCCTGTAAACAAAATGAGTACAGATGATACAAAATCTTTAATCAACCTTGATAAAGAATTAATGAATAAAGTTATTGGTCAAGATGAGGCTGTCAAAAAAATTGCTAAATCCATCAAAAGAAATAGATTGGGTATCAAGGACCCGAATAGACCTATCGGTACTTTCATTTTCTTAGGTTCTACAGGTGTGGGTAAAACGCATTTAGCCAAACAATTGGCAAAAGAAATGTTTGGGTCAGAAGATTCACTCATCAGAGTTGATATGAGTGAATACCAAGAAAAACATACTGTTTCAAAATTAGTTGGCGCACCTCCAGGTTACGTCGGATACGAAGAGGGTGGTCAATTAACTGAAAAAGTAAAAAACAAACCCTATTCTGTAATCTTATTCGATGAGGTTGAAAAAGCTCACAGGGACGTTTTCACAATCCTTCTTCAAATTTTAGATGAAGGTCACGCTACCGATAGTTTGGGTAGAAAAATAAACTTCAAAAATACTCTCATTATTTTAACAACAAACTTAGGTGTAAAAAAATTACAAGATTTCGGTTCAGGGATTGGATTCTCAAGCTCATCATATGCGAATGAGGAAGCAAAAAAACAAGTTCTCATGAAAGAAATGAAAAATTTCTTTTCACCGGAGTTTTTGAATCGAATTGACGACACAATAGTATTCAATTCTCTTTCTACCGAGAACATCAGAAAAATTACTGAAATCGAACTCAGAAAACTTACAAGTAGATTGTCTGAAATGAATTATAATTTCTCTTATGATGAATCCTTAGTCGAGTTGTTATCGAAAGTAGGTTACGATGAGTTATATGGAGCACGACCTCTTAAAAGAGCAATCCAAGATAAGGTTGAAGATTTAATTTCCGAAGAAGTACTTACAGGTAAAGTCACCGAAAATAAGACCTACCTACTGAAAGTAGAAAATGAAGAAATTAAAATACAAAAGAAAGGACGTTGAGTCCTTTTTTTTATATTTAGAATTATGAGGGAAATAATTAAAAAAATACTGAAAGAGGAGAAAGAAAAATCAAACTTGGAAAAAATACTCCTCGATTTGGGGGATGGTTTAGAAGAAGAAACTTTAGAAAATTTATTTCGATTCATAAAATCTTACATACAAGAAAAAAATTTTACAGTCAAATTTTTAAATTCTTGTAGCACAGGATTCAGTGGAGTTAGAACAAAAAATCAAATTATTATTTGTTCACCCAGCACTATGACTAACTTGGGTGATTTTGTATATACAATTTTCCATGAGCTTAGACATGAAGAACAAATGACAACTCTGAAAAAACAAAATCCACTGAGTGAGATGGACTTGGAGGATTTTGAAAAATTGTATGAAAAATATTGGGAACTCGAAATGGATGCCGACAAATCGGCAAAAGAAATGATTGCACAAATCATTTTAAAATTAAAGATACCAATAGAAACTGCCAAACATTTTTTTAGTTTATCGAATTATATTTCCAATTACCAAATGGCCTCAAATATGGTCAAAATAACGTTAAGGGGTTTGGTTGCAGACATAAAGAAAATGAAACAAAATGATGTGGAATTTTCAGATATTCAAGACCATCCTATGGTAAAAAAACACTTAGAAAATCTAGAAAATTTTATTTAAGAAAAGAGAAAATTACTAAATCTTGATGTATCTCTTGATTTTTTATAGTGTAGTTTATAACCCAACCTTTCTATAATTTTTCTACCCATTTCTATTCCGTTGAACACGTCTTCAACAACGACATATTCGTTGACTGTATGGTAGTCATAATATCCAATTGAGAAATTGATACATGAAAAATCAAACTTTTCTCTAAGAGCATACACATCAGTGTAAGGGTGAACCATATACCTCATGTAGTCTGTATTCATGTTTTCTTTCAAGACAATATCACAGTTTTGGAAAAATTCTGAATTTCTGTCAAACAAAACTTGTCCCGAACAGTTTTCACTAATCATCCAATTTTCAGGAGCATCAAACTGAATCACATATCCAACGTTTTGAAAAAAATTTGAGTCCGCATTCCGTGAGCCATTACATCCAGTTTCCTCGGAAACGAAAAAGGCCGCTTTGAGATAAGGCAAATCTTTAAGAAGTGTTAGACAAGCAAAAACACCACATTTATCATCACCACCAATTCCTGTTGGATAGAGGTTTTCGGTATACGCTTTCAAAGAAAGTTTATCTTCACCTTGAGCGTTTGGTAAATATTCTTCATGGATTACTAAATCGCTAATTGAGTGAACAGTATCAGTGTGAGATACAACACAAGGAAAATAAAAATTTTCATCAACTTCTTGTATTTTTTTTGTTGCGTAAACATTTCCATAATCATCAGTATAATAATCTATATTGTTTTCAGTCAACCATTTTTCAAGAAACAAAATCATCAAGTCTTCTTGATATGTACAGGTTGGTACAGATAAAACCTCTTTGAGAAAATCTAAATTGTAGTTCATCAGACAAATATACTACAAATTATACAATTCATCAAAATTAAATAATTCGGGTTGATACAATAAATTATAAAAATTCTGTTCGGTCATTTTGAATAATTTCACTTTATTTTCGTTTTTTAGAAATATTACCACCAAATTCTCATCGAAGGTAAAATTTTTAATTTTAAATTTATATTTCCCTGAAAGGTCTTTTGGTAAATTGTACCATTCATCTTGCTGAAATTTTTTGGAGATTCTATCAATCATCTCAAGATATCTTTTTGCCCCCTCGCTATCAATTTCTATTTTACTTGAAATTTTATCCAATTCATTTTCGTAAATTTTATTCAAATAACTCTTATCAAGTTTGGTAGGGTCATTATATTCATATAAATTTGTATTCCAACCTCCTACACGGAGACCACCCAAATATAATTTCAATAATTCTTTGATGGTCAAATAGGGGAGACCTTCTTCTAAAAATAAATCATAAATTTCTCCTGCTGTCATGGTCAAAATTCCCCCTCCATAATCTATTTTATTTTCGGTATATACCTCAACAAGTTCGTTTTCGAAAATTTCAGCAGCCGTATTTATAATCACGTTATTCATCTCAGTTTGATAAACCGATATCATCTCACCAATTTCTTGTGGAAATAAAGACAATAACTTTTCAGAATATTTGTCAAGATAGTCAACATCGGTTGAAAACGTTAACGGTTCAGTCATAATAAAATTTGAGATGGTTTTCAGTTTATCCCAATTTTCATCATCTAATGTATCCCATAATCCATATCCAGACCTAAATTCATGTTTACTATCTTCGTAATTATACCATTCCTCAGGATAATGAGGATTATTGACAGAATTATATATCCATATATCATCGTCAGACATTCCCAAAATTTTAAAAAATTCGTCCTCATCAATTCGGATTTTTATTTTACTATTTCTCAAATTAGTTTTGTCTACAATTACGTCATCTATAATTGGTGATTTTTTTTCCAACTCATCTGAAGTAATTTTTCCTTGTAAAAAATTTTTAAGACCAACAAATAAATCCAAACTTTTCATAACCATAAATACCAATTGAAAAATAAAATATTTATTCTTATCTTTGTGATAGATATTTGAAATCATGGGCTCGTCACGGATTTGATTTCATGTGTTATTTGTAAATTGCAAGTAGTCAGAATTCATCTATGACTTTAATCTACGGTGAAGAAAATTAAATGGCAATACTTTTGCTAAAATGGCTGCTCTCGGTCTAATTACTGAGGAAGCTGTTGTTGAGGCTTAATCAGATTAAGAACTCAATATTCGGGTCGGTTAGGACATAAAACCTAGGAACAGAAGTCCGTAATAGGGGTCACAGGTCAGAGCTCCTTTAAAATAACTCTGAGACCAGGTTGTTTGTAGGTTTGTTTCCCACATATATCAAATCTAATATTTCGTAATATCGAGAAACGATATTGTACTAAACTTGTAGGAATTTATTTTTAAACAGGAAAGACAGCAGTTCGACTCTGCTCGGGTCCACCAAATGAAAAGGGTTCTATTTTGAACCCTTTTTTATTACATTTTCTTTAATTAAATTACATAACTCCCACACCATTTCATCAGACATAGTATTTTTCATATAATTAATTGCTGCCGATACCCATCTAATATTTCCTTTTATATATCCTTTTGTACTATCGATTCTATCTAAAGATGCAGTATAAATTGGATTTTTTATATTTTTACTATATGTGGTTAAAACTAACTCGGCACCAGAAAATTCACAAATACCTTTTTGTTTTTCCCAAATATCCTTTAAATCATCAATTGTTACTGTTACTTCTTTATTTCTACTCAAAATACTTCTATAGTGATATTTGAATTTAGTATAATTATCTAATCGATTATTCGAGTGTATTGAAATGTCATAATTACTTTTCTTATCACCAAAATTTTTAATATTGTTTTTACCTACACATGTTCTACTACAAAAATTTGGCCTATTCAATTTTTCATTTCTTCTTATTTCGGTTAATGGCTTCTCAAATTCAATTCCACAATTTTGACAATTACATAACCCCATCTTATATTTCATTCGTCTATTATCCATATATATAAATATATGGAGATGGTAAAAAATATGGAGGTGTAATAATTTTTATGGGTAATAATTGTAATATTTGTAGTTTCAAATGTTTTGGGGTTGACAATTATCATGGAAGTTGTTGTTCAGTTGAAGACCGTGATTTTATTATAGGTCCTCATTTAGATTCAGATAAATTTTTAGAAAGACTTTCTGATAAATTCGGGAGACAAGTTAATTTTGAAGAAGTTTTTTTCAGTTTCGAAGAAGGAAAAGAACTCTTCAAAGAGAAATCTTGTTGGCAAAATCCTAATAGTTATCCCGCGATGAAAATCGACATTAATAACACTAAAAAACCATGTATTTTTTATAACATGCAACTAAGAGCTTGTAACATCTACGATATACGTCCTGAAACTTGTAGAACTTTTGAATGTGATTATCTCAAATCTAATAGTTGATATCATATTTATAATTGATGAAATATATAATTACAGAAACCAAATTTGAAAATCTTGTATTGAATTATTTGGACCAAATTTTTCCCACACACGACATACATTACTTAGCCCCACTTGAATATGACTCAACGACAGGTGAAGAGTGGGAAGACAATAATAGATTCGAATTTTATATAGGTGATTATGGTGATGAAAATACCTGTTTTAAATGGTATGATTGTGAATACTTTACAAAATATTCTGAAGCTCGGAAATATTGTCCAACAGTATCCATAGAACCTGAGTTTTCATACAAATTGAATTCTTTTTTTGGAGAAAAATGGATTCCGATTTTCATCAAGTGGTTCGATGAAAATTTTGATTTACCTGTCAAAAGTGTTGATGCTTTTTAATTTTATAGTTTATTGAAATATTTATAATACAGAAATATCAGTCCCATCCGCATTTTCGAAAGAATTTTGTGATGGGATTTTTATTTATAAATCAATAAACAAAACACAAATGAAAAAACACATTTTGTTATTTTTTGTTACGGTGTTCTCTTTAGCAACATTTGCTCAGAAAAAAGACGGTGGATGGGATATTTCCGTAGGAGCAACAGCTATGGCACCGATTGCAAAAAATGTTGATTGGGATTCCAAAGCATGGGGTCAGAAAGTAGACTTTTCAAAAAAGAATATGAATGTCTCTTTCGGATTTATGCAAGATAAAGCTGGTTTCGTAAGAATTCCTGCTTTGATTGGTTTCCGTAAGCACCTCAAAAAAGGACTCCATATCGGTCTTGATGGGGGTGTTACCTTCTTCAACGGACAAAAAGGACAATTTACCTATGTTCCTTCCGTTGGTTATAGGATAAACAAAAAATGGTGCTTAGAACAATCAATTCTAAGAACTGTTAAAGATGGCAAACATTCAAGTCTCGCTGGATTTGGATTAAAGTATCATCTTTAAAAGTCTAAATTAAAATCAAAATGAGTATGGAAAATTTTGAATTTTTATGGCACTGGCACTTTTTATTAGGTGTCGCTGTCGGAGTTGTGGTGGGACCACATATTAAAGGACTTCTTGGAAAATTTAAGAAGTAATTCCAAAGCCCCCGAGAAATCGGGGGTTTTTTTCGCCTATTGATTTTCAATCAAGAAATTATTAACTTTGTTAAGTCGATTGGGTTTTTTGTATTTCAGAGGCTAATTATGAAAGTTGGGGAGATTTCTTTTATGAATTTTTTATATCGACAGTATTACTTTAACAACTCAGAAAAATACAATAATCCCGTTGGCGCCACGTCTTCGGGATTTTTTATTTATAAACCAATAAACAAAACAAACATGAAAAAAACAATCATGACGTCACTTTTATCCTTATTCGTGACGCTTGCATCTTTCGGGCAAATCACAACTTCTGCCCTGTCTGGTGTAGTGAAAAATGAAAAAGGAGATGCTTTAGTGGGAGCGTCAGTTGAAGCGATTCACCAACCTACAGGTTCAGTTTATCGTTCATCTACAAACAAAGTTGGTACATTTACCATTCCTGCTGTGCGTCCAGGTGGTCCTTATGTGATTAGCGTTTCTAACGTTGGCTACAAAAAACAAGAACTCACTGACATTAACACAAATCTCGGTATTACAACCACCTTGGAAATTGTGTTAATTTCTGATGTTAAGACCTTGTCTGAAGTAGTTGTCGGTTCAAACAGAAACAATACCTTCAGTAAGGATAGAACTGGTGCGTCTCAACAGTTTGGTAGAAGAGAACTTACTTCAGTTCCCATCACAGGTGCTAGAACTATTGACGGAATCACCAAGTACAATCCTATGGGTGATGGTCGTTCGTTTGGTGCTGCAGATAGTAGATTGAATAATTTCACTATCGACGGTTCTCAATTCAACAACGGCTTCGGTCTTGGTTCTTCAGCACAAGCTGGTGGTAGAACAGGTTCCACAGCAATTTCTTTGGATGCGATTGACCAACTTCAAATCAACGTAGCACCGTTTGACATTCGTCAAAGTGGTTTCGTTGGTGCTGGTATCAACGCAGTCACAAGAAGTGGTACGAACAAAATTGATGGTTCTTATTATCAGTCGAGCAGAGACAACGTTCGTTATGTTGGAAATAACGCTAAAGGAACTACTGTAACTGCTTCAAAGTTCGAAGAAACTATGAGAGGTTTCAGACTTGGTGCTCCGATTATCAAGAACAAATTGTTCATCTTCGGAAACTACGAAACTTTGGAAAGAACTGAACCAGGTACAACTTGGATTTCAACAGGTTCTCCTCTCACAGGGTCACAAGTATCAAGAGTTCTTTACTCTGATATGAAGACACTTTCTGATTACATGAGAACAAACTTCAATTATGAGACGGGTCCTTGGGAAGGGTACAACAACGCAAACAAATCTGAGAAGTTTCTCGTAAGAGCTGACTGGAACATCAACGACAAACACAAATTGACTGCTCGTTATGTTTGGCACAACTCTGACGCTGAAATCAACATCTCAAACTCTCAATCTGCAGGTGCTGGAAACAGAACTACTCAGTTCAACGCAATGTCATTTAAGAACAGTGGATACATCATTATGGACAACACTCGTTCAAGTGTGTTGGAATTGAATAGTAAGTTTTCTAACACATTACATAACAACTTGATTGTTGGTTATGACAAACAAATTGAAAACAGAGCATATCTTTCACAAATGTTTCCAACTATTGACATTATGAATGGAAGTGCAACTTACACATCAGTAGGTTTTGACCCATTCACACCAGGAAATAAGTTGGATTATAACACCTTCCATATCACAAACAACTTGACCAAGTTTATGGACAAGCATACAGTGGTTGCTGGTGTTAATTTCGAAAAGTATCGTTCTAACAACTTATTCTACCCCGCTTCAAACGGTGTGTATATCTTCAATTCACTTGCAGATTTCTACACAGCAGCTAATCAATCATTAGCAAACGGTGGTAGACCTTCAACACTTGCACCAGCGAGATTTCAGTTAAGATATTCAGCTCTTCCTGGTGGTATTGAACCTATGCAAGTGTTAAAGACGTCACGTCTTGACCTTTATGTTCAAGATGAGTATCAGTATACTCAAAATTTGAAACTCACAGGTGGTCTGAGAGTTGCTGTAATTGGATTTGAGAATACCGCAATTGAAAACGCTGCAGTAACTGCAATGACTTTCGCTAGTGGTGAAAAATTCAACACAGGAGTTCTTCCGAAGACGCAACTTTTGTGGGAACCAAGATTTGGGTTTAACTACAACCACAAAGGTCAGAGCAAAACACAAGTAAGAGGTGGTACAGGTATTTTCACAGGTAGACCTCCTTATGTGTTTGTATCAAACCAAGTAGGAAACAACGGTGTATTGACAGGATTTATTGATGTATCAGGTGCGGCAGCGGCGAACTACGGTTTCACTGCAAATCCGAACCAATACTTTATTCCTTCAACACCAACACTTCCTTCTACATTTGATTTAGCTTTCACAGACCCTAACTACAAATTCCCTCAAGTATGGAAATCAAACTTGGCGGTAGACCAAAAACTACCTTATGGTTTTGTAGGTACTGTGGAACTTCTTTACAACAGATTTTTGAACACTGTTCATTATTACAACGCAAACCTTGATGTTCCTGTTGGAACTTTACAAGGTCCTGACAAAAGAGCTCTATTCGCAAGAACTGATGCAGGTGTCAGAGTAAATGACAACGTATCTATGGCAGCTGTTTTAACAAACAGAAACGGTGCTAACTTCCGTTCAGCAA